TCTTCAGATGCAAAATATCCATTTGTAGTAACAACAATTGGTTTTCCAGATTCCTTAGAGCTAAAATTAGTAGTTTTATTTTGCTGCACATAAAACTGATATAAATCATCAAGAGTTAAAATTTGCTTTTTCATATTCGTCCTCCTTTCTTGTAGAATAGAATCTCGGACATTTGTCCTTATATTAGAAAACTAACGTATTTGTATACGCAAGTTTTTTAATATCAATATTTTCAAATTTAAAATGTTTGGGAACAACATTCATAAATGTATATGTATTATTAATTTGTGATACAATTTGGAATCCAGCAGACATTAATTTATTTGCAGTATTCAAATCTTGCACAATAATAAACTTAGCATTATTCATGTATATCCCTCCTTATTTGTCATTTTTATCTTTATCCCTAGTTTCAACACCTTCGTCAGTTAAATCTCCTTCGTCGGCAGTTGGTCTACCTTGAGAGTCAGTTTGAGCACTTTGAGTATTTGTAGATACAAGTGGATTATTCCATCTTTCTGTACCAAGTTTGAGTAATTGTCTCTCTAAGAAGTCCATACCAAAACTCTTCTGAGGATTAGCTCTAATCATAGATGCCAATTCTGTCTTAACTGGTAATCCAAGACCAGCTAACTTGGTATATTTTTCAATTTCTTCATCCATAAAATATGGTGAAATATCAGAATACTCAACTGCAACAGTTTCTACCTTATGATTATATTTTAAATATAATTTTAACCATGCATTAATCTGAGTGACAGGCTTCATAGCATCCTCGCACTCTACCTTCATAGCCATTTTGAATGCTGTGGAGTTGGTAATTTTATTAGAATTGAGAACAATAGAGCCATTACTCTCAATCAAATTGCTATATGCCTTAGATAAAACATTAGTATCACTTGCATCATTTGCCTTGAAGTCAATAATGTCTAGGTCCATAGGGGAGAGCCCATAAGATACATTATCTGGTAACTCTGCACCAAGCTTCTTCATAAATGCAAGGGCCAAGTCTAAATTAACTGCAAAATCATCTGGATTTGATGTTCCTTGCAATGTATCTAATTTACCCCAGACTAATTTATAATTCTGTAAAGAGTCTATTTCATCTTGAGCTGCTTGTAAGTCAGTAATTGAAATAATACTTTCTAACAAACCAGACATTGGAGGAATTGCATAATCCAAATTATCTAAATCAATTTTTACACAAATTGTTCTTTCAATTGGTAACTGTTTCCATCTAATATTATCTCTTTGGAATTCATTATATAATGTTGTAAATTCCTTATCGTAATATTCAAGTTGCTCTTCGTTACCATTAAAATAAGACATATCAAATAAGAAACCCAATACACCTGAATCAAAAGATGCACAATTAACTTTACAATAATCTGGATCTAATAAATGAATATAAAAAGACCCATCTTTTTCAGGGTCTCCATAAATATAACCATATGTAATTCCGTTTTTCCATGCTTGTAACATCAGTTTATATATCTGAGTTTCCATATGCATATTTGTAACTATATTAACTGTGCGCTCGTATTCTTTTAAAATTGATTCTTCATCATTATCCTCAATCATGCTAACTACAGGATATGCGCTCCAAGTCTTGCAATTAATCTGGTGCGCCTTATAGTTAATCATTCTGCGATATACATGAGAAATTGTATACAAATAATTACTTAATTTACGCAAATTCTTATTGTTTGAATCTGTAGCGGGGTTTCTTAAGTATGTTCTTAATGTTTCCCTATTATAAGTGCTAGTATTTCTAGATGGGATTTTCCCTGGATCAAAAAGCTGTAAAATATTTTTAAGCTCTTTGGCAAATGCCTCTACTTTTTTTCGTTCTTCTTCTTCAAAATGTTTAATTCTATCTTTAGTTTCCATTAGCATTCACCATCCTTTCTATCCAAAGATTTTATCTATATGTTTGCCACTAGAAACTATTAATTTATCAAGAATACTTGTGTTGTTAGGTTTCTTCCTAGTAACCAAGTGTTCTCTGCGAAGTTGCTGTAGGAAATGGCATGCCATTACAAAAACATACGCACGGTCATCGTGCATTTTATTACTAACAGATGGAGCAAGGTCAAATCTGTCATTACCAGATGCTTGCTTAAATCTATAAATATTAACTAATTCTGTCTTCATAGCATCAATCTGTTTTAATGCAACTTCTTCATCTCTGCTTAAATCATATTTTTCACGAATAATTTCTATACCTTTTTTTGATAGATCTTTATATTCTTTCTCTGATGGGTCTTTATATCTAATTACTTTTTTACCAGTTTTAGTATCTAATTCATATGTTAATGTAATATAACCACGATTATCATATTCTGCTGGCCATTCAACTAAATTTAGATTTATCATTTCAATTGCTGCACGATACATCTCTACTTTATATTTAGTTGGTTGAATTAATATTAATTTATCTGTAATTGCATTAGGATATAGTTTAACTGCCTCTGGGCTATATTCTTTATCTAATAATCCACGATGCATATTCCCATCAGAATCTTGCCAATCTTCCCATAAAAAGTCACTTGTCTGAACACCAGCACCACCAGAACCAGCATCAATTCCAATTCTTAAAATATTTTCATAATCAGCGTAACCGCTCCCGTTATAAGTTAAAATTAAATTCTTTAATTCTTTTACTTGGTTTGGAGTGGTCATAGGAGTCTTATTTTTCTTTTCAATATCAATAAGATTGACAACATTTTGTATTCTCATTTTCCAGCCAACAACTGGATCTTGATAATATTCGGCGCAAAGTATTACAGAATTATCCTTGCTTCTTGCAGGGTCGTAAAATAGAGCCCATTTTCCTCCATTATCATTTTCTAATTTGGGAGGTCTGACGCAAGAATTTCTAATAATATCCGCACGCTTAATAATTTGTCCTTCTCCGCCTTCTGACGTAAAAATATTTTTATATTCTCTTAATGCAGCCTCTTTATCTTCACGCATTGCCTGATCTACCTTTTCTTGAGTAAGAAGAGGTACGGGCCATAATTTATTATGAACAGTAGCATTAATAATTACATCGCAAGATATGTCTGCACAGAAATATCTTTTATCTCCAGCAAACATACGAATTGAAAATTCTCTATATTTTTTAAAGAAATATTGGTCGGTTCTACCAGCAGAAGAGCAGTAGAGCAGCTGATTTGGGAATGGGCTAGGTTCAGATAAAATATCTTCTGCATTATAATCCTTACCCATTTTAAATTCTGAGTTCTGAGTCGTAAATGGTTCAGATGTATGAAAAAGTTCATCTGCGGCATTCATAGCTTCATCATACACATTTAAGTTACTACGCTTTGAACGGTTATTATCGAATGCACCATTCAGAGTAAAACACTGGCTTCCACCATAAGTACGGACAGTGTATGATGCAGGATTATGTACCCAACCAGTTGAATTTGCCTGAGATTTAACAACATTACTCTGAAAAACATCATTTAAATTTGTAAATGACGCAATATTCTTCATAGCAAATTGCTCCATTTTAGTAAATAATTCAATTGACTGAGAGCCAACACCTGCCAATATATATGCCTTAAATCCTGGAATAAGTAACATTTTTGCCATAATAAATAGAGCGGCGAGCAAACTTTTGCCACCATTTCTACTCATTGCCCATGCAACAAATGGTTTATTCCATGAACTATCAATCAAATATCTTTGATAGTCCATTAACTGAACATTAAAAACCTCTTCGATAAAACGTGAAGGATTTCTACGACCCCATTGTAAAAACTCTGAGAGATCCATTTTTTCCATGTACTTTTTTGTAGTCATGTTATATAAATTTGGTTTTACAAAAATCCCATATTCTCCAAATGTATCCTCAAGTTCATCACATAATTCTTTAAATCCTTCGAAACAATCTTCGATACAACTTTCTAATATTTGTCGTTCAGTAAGAATGATATCACTCATCATCAATCACCTTCCCGAACTCGTCTATTAATCCCTTTTCTTTTAAAAATTCTTTTAAATCTTTATTTTCAACAAGTAACAATCTAGCTCTTTCAACGGCTTTATCTTTTTCTTTCTGTAATGAATCAACTAGTTCTCTTCTGATATTAGAAATTTCATTCATAACATTTTCATCAAAACCAATTTGATCCACCTGAGCCTTTGCACTGATTTCTGCTACTTGTTGCATTCCTTTGCAATAATCAATATCATACATATTAATTTTCGCATCTCTAAATCCAATAAGGTCAAGTTCCTTCATCTTACCAGTCAAAGTATTTTGACCTTTGCTTTTAGAGTTATTGAAGTTTACAGATATACCATTATCTTTAGCGAGAGCATTTGCACCAGATAATAGTTTTGATACAGTATCAGCCAGTTGCTTAATAGTACCATTATTATTATTAAGCTTCATAGTATCGGAGGAGAGTTCATCAATGGCATCATTAATCTTACTAATCTGATTAAAAGATTTGACAATCTGAATAACAGCATTCATCTTCATGCCATCATTCTTTGTTTCCTCATCAATAAAACTAACAACCTGTGCATATAGCATTGGTTTATCTTCTTCAATTGGGTAATTAACAAATGGATCATATCCAGTCATTCTAATTACATCCCTACGATTAGTTTTATATTCCTCATTAATTTCTGGAAGATATGCATCTGGTAATCTATCATCTTTATCAAGCTCTATTTTTGCAGCCTGTTTTGCCTTTTCTACATATACGTCATATATATCGCTATCTCTCCAGCGCATGCCTTTATAGTTTTTTAAACCAACATTTTTAATATATGCATCCCATACAGTAGTTTTTGGCTTTTTCTTATCTGGATCTGCCCACTCAAGATAACTTGAATTATATAAATTTTCTAAATATGGTTTATCCAATCTTTCAAGTGCTTCTTGAATAGAAGCTTTAGTACACGTACCATATTCTTGTCTTCTCTCGTCCCAATTTAATGCAATTTTCTTAGTACATTCTTTACACATAGGAACAATTCCAGTAAGAACAAGTGGGTCTGTGCTCATATAGAACTCTGATTTCTTTTTTTCTTTCAAACAATAATGGCACAAATATTTTGGTTCTTCAGTAGTCTTTTTTGTGGAAGTAGTTCTTTTTCCTGCACTTCTTGCAGCCATTCACTCTACCTCCTTTCTTAATTCTTATAGACCAAGAAGCCCATTATTGAGCTTCTTGTGCAGATTTGGTTTCTGCAATTTCTTTATTAATTCTTGAAAATTCTCTTTCAAAAACTTCATCATTCTTGAAAACTAAAACTGTCTTATCAGGGTTAGATCTATCTGGCTTTACATCAATTACTTGGCAGCCACATTTAAGCAAAGCTCTGCCAACACCCATATTAAAGACAAGTCTAGCTTCCTTCTTATTGTTTTCCATAAAAATTCTCCTTTATTTTGTTGCATTAAAAATGGAGGGGAATTCTCCCCTCCGTGTGGTGGACCAGGATCTTTCGACCAGCCCTATGATATATTTAATTAAATTTAATATTATAAGTACATGATTTACCATCTTCTGGTGTAAATATGCACAAAGTTTGCATAGGATTAGAATATAATCTCTTATTATTTGCATATTCATCTACACCACATAAAGAGCCTACCAAAGTAGATTCAATTCCAAATTGCTCAAAAGACTCTAAATGATGCTTATCTGCAGAGAAAGTATAATCAATAGTTTTGCCATACTTTTTAGAAAATAGGCTATTAATTGTAACGCCAATATCCTTAAATTTATCTAAGTCGCCATGTGTACAAACAATATTATATCCATAAATATTTAAATAAATAAATTCATAATAATCACTATCAATAATATTTACTCTATTATTATTCTTTAATCTCTGTTTTAGCCACCATGGAATTATACGTTCCATATTATCAGAATGAATACTATCATCTTTATTTTGAATAGTACGAGCATGATTTCCATAAGTAGAGTAGACATCTATATCTCCAACATATGCGGAAAGACCATTAATAAAATTAGCCAATATTTCTGAAACATTCATTAGTTGGTCGCAAGTATTTTCTTCTGACGCAACTCTACAACTTGTATGAATTGATCCATTTACAAAATCGCCAAGTAGAGCTATATTAAGTTTATTAATTTTTTGCTCATTTAAAACATTGGCAACTTTATCAAATAGATTTGATATACGCTGCAAACAAACATCTACATTATATTCATTCCAAATGTTGCTTGATACCTGACCGTAATGCCAATCGCTCAAGCATAATAGAGCTTC